CCCTTGCTGTTCCACGATTGCAGCTCAAGGCATTCGATCAATCTTTTGCACTTGTGGGAGATTTGCACTCTCACCTGGCCCTTGGAATTTTCCAGCAGGCCCTGAACAGCAAGAACCCGATCACGGACGGCAGGATTTGAGCGCGGCGATTGATTGCTGAACCCGTAGGACTCCAAGATCTGAATGTCCGTTCGTGAGGCATTCGTGCTTCTGTTGCCGCCTGATGCGTCAGGGTAGACATAGATGCGACGGTCGGGAAATCGTCTTTGTATTTCTTGTGCCAAGGCGTCGGTGTCATGCGCACCGCTGATCTCATCGATCAGGAGAAGCTGGTTTCCTAGACGGCAACCGACCACCGCGTTGGTGTTTGTCACGTTGAAGTCGATCCCGATTCTTAGGGGTTCGTTATCGACGTTTGGAAGTTCTGTGATGACGTGCTTGGCGCGGTCAAAGCGGTCGTAAACCTGACCAGTATTCAGGTTGACGAAAACGCCGTCTAAATAAGCTTTGATCAACTGCTCTGGGTAGTTCTCCAGGAGCGAGTCAATAAACCCCTCCGGAAGGTAGGGGTTATCAGATGTTTTAGCGCGAATCAGCGCGGTGTCATCACTAGCGTTCTTCTCGAACGTCTCATAAGCCCAGCCAAAACCTTCCGGCGTAGTGGCTGCATAGAACTGCTGCACGTTGCCATCACGCAAGCGGGCTAGGGCCATGCGCATTGCCTGGGTGGCCACGTTTTTGTTGGCAGTGTCTGCTTCGTCAAAGCCGACTGCACAAAGGTTCTGACCACGGATGCGGTTGGCCGTTTCCATCGTGCGCAGAAGGATGGTGTGGCTGCCTTCTGCAAAGTGCAGGGTGTATTCAGGCAGCGGACTTACACGGAAGTCGTAGGGAATCTCCCACTTTTCCAGCAGCTCATCCATGGTGCGCTGCAAGATGTCGCGCAGCATTGGCGCAATGGGCTCAAACAAGGCTGAAACATGGCCCACATTCATGGCTGCCATGTGAACGGATTTGCAAACCAGCCCGTAGGTTTTGCCAGCTCCAAAACCGCAGACCAAGCCCAATTTGCGGTGCTCTGTGTCTTCGCAGAATGCGACCTGGTGAGGCAGCATCCCCTGTTGAACACGGGCTAGGGCTTCTGCCGCTGTGGGCTTCTCAAAGCCTTGGATGTCATTGACAAACCCAAGCAAGGGTTCGTTGCTGGTGATGCCTGATAGCAGTGGCATCAGATGTCAAAGCGCAGCAGCTTGGCTTGGGTCTCTAGCGCCTTGATTGCTGTTTGCAAGTTGTCCTCACGCCCTGCGCGTTTTTCATATTGCACAAGACGAGAAATCGCAGCGGCTAACCACTCAGGCCGTTCAATCTCTGAGTCCTTAGCAATGAGCTGTCTTGCGCGTGCCAAGTATTCATCAGCTTGGCGAGGTTGCACGCCCCACTCTTTCGCGGCGTATTGCACGATTTCAAAGCGCGAATATGACTGCAACAACAACTTGTAGACAGTGTTTACGCGCTCTTCGATTTCTACGTTGGTTGACTTCTTTGCCATGCCCTGAAAATAACAGGGGTTTGGGGCAAGGCTAGCTCAGGGAAGGTCGGGTTGATGGGCTTTGCGCCAGTAATCGGTGAGGCGAACAACCTTGTCTTCAACGAGGTGCATCGAGCTGACTGTCGCCTTGAACTCCCCGACCAGGACTTGAATTGCCCCATCTGGGAGGTTGCGGATTTTTGGATTGGGCGTAGGCAGCTCTGAGGGCATTTTCGTAGCGCAAGAAGGCCTTGAGATCATTGTGGCGCTGGATAGCGCGAAGGGAATCGTCTTGAACGTGCATGACAAAAAGGGGACTTACGGCAAGGCACGGAGATCACGCCGTGATGCCTGCCCCTAAGAGGTTTAGAACTTGCTCAACCAAGTGAAAAGGTCGTAAGCCTGCATCTGTTGAGCAACAGGTGGCAGATTCTTGATTGCGTATTTAAGAAGCAGGTGTCCTGCCTCCTTCTTTGTGCAATATCCGCTGAGGCGTTCTGCCAGTGCGATGTGCTCAGGGTCTGAGAGGTAAGTCTTAATCGTGAGAAGCCCCGGCAAGTCACGACCTTCATTGTTATAAGCAGCCTCTAGATCGACGACGGTTTGGATTGGGGCTTGCGGTGGCTCTTTGCCGTATTGGTCAAACAGCGGTTGCTTGGCATTAGCGCAAGCGTCACCGAGGTAGTCGCCCCTATCACCGAGGCGCATACGATCACGAACGTAAACAACGTCACCTTCGTTTAGCTGAGTGATCCACCGTTGACTTGGTGCAAGGTTGCAGATGACGGTTTCACCTTCGTGCTGATGACCTGAGGCGACGTAGAGGACAACAAGATCAGTTCTTGATCCTGCCGGTCTTGCGAAGGTGCAAGGCACGTAATCATGAGACATGACGATCTGAAGGAGATGTAGATGGTGGTGAAGTTGTTGTCGGGGGATGGATCGGACCTCAACCCGCCCTGCTTTTCCCTCTTGGGTGTTGTATGGCTTTCAGCCTGAGCGGGGGAAGCTCAGGCATCAGGCTCCCCGACGTGTGGCTAGTCGTATTCCTCCACGGTGTAAGAGAAGCCGCAGTCTTTGGCGTCTGCGATGAGCTGATCACGCTCACGCTCGTCGTAAGCCCATTCGGTCCATTCGAGGCGATCGTTGAGCTTGGCCTCAACGTAGTAACGGGTAGCGGGTTCCATGGCTTGAAGCTTTAAGAGGTTTGTAGCTTCAAGCTGCTCTTGGTGCCGCTGAAAAGACTCAAACCAAAGCAGGCGCATGTTGTGATGATCCATGGCTCAAAGATCCTCCTCAGTGCGCTGAATCTTGACGCTGACCTGTTGCTCAGGAATTGCGTCTAGGAACATGTCGTGCAGCTCGCCAAAGAGTTGGCGTTGGTACTCGAAGGTTTCGCTCCTTTTGATGTCCATGCCCCTGCTGACCGTGGTCCTACCTTTGCGGCGGTAGGTCCTAGTCCAAGATTGGTTGTAGTTACGGTCAGCCTGCATCTCAGCCATTTGAAACGCCTTAGCGATCAAATACAGATCAGCAACGCTGCAGTCGATTTGAACTTGCATGATTGAGGTAGTAACGATGTGGCCCTGTCTCCAAAGTTGAAAGGGTTATCAGCCGTAAATGACCTCCTCACACATCAGGGTTGCCATGGTTTCAACAGGGTCACCCACGCTGATGAAATACTCTCCGTTAGTGCTGTTGCGCTCAGAAGGGGTGGAGTAGTCGCGAGCGTCGAACCTCTGCATGTAGATGGCGAGATCCTCTACATGCTCTTCGCAAACGTCGAGGTAGAAGTCTTTGAGCTGCTCACGGTAGGTGGTGTGGCAGGCGTCACGGAAAGCTTGCTCGGCCTCCTTTGAGACGAAATCGACATTGGTAGGACCACCCCAGCCGTCATCGCTGATTTCAGCAACCTTGCGGTTACCACAGCGGAGGTTGGCGTTGAATGCGTAGCCCTCGTTGGAGGCGAGCTTTTTGAGGCCTGTGATTTTGTAGGACATTGGCTTGAGGCGGTGGGATCTCTCCGACGAATCAATGATGGCATACCAATGGCATACCGTCAACCCAAGAGGCTGAGCTGCTCAGCGACTGGCGGCAACACACGGTTACCCCATTGCTCACCCATTGCCGCAGCCACTCCCAGGTAAGTGCGGCTGCGCTCTTTCCAGCGATCAGGACTTGGACCCATCTTGATGATGTTGCACTCCCTGCCTTCAACACAGTTGCTTGGCCTAAGCCTTGGCAGGTTCTTGAGCCAAAAGCAGGTGGCTTTCGTTTCCCCGTGTCCGTGCTCCCATGGCTGGATGATTTGATCGGGCTTGCGGATCGCCGTGCTGATCATGCTGATGGGGTTTTCAATGCACCACCTGGGGATGGGTGCATCCATCAACAGGCGTACAAAAGCCAAGGCTTGATCAGTCAGAGCTGGATCACGCTTGCCTGAGTAAGTGGCCCACATGCCGCTAATCGCGAGATAGGTGCAAGGCGGATGGGCAACCATCAAATCCCAGCCATCGTGCAGCAGCTCTTCAACAGGGCACTGATAGTGCCATCGAGGATCTGCCTCGCACTCCAAGAGATCACAAGACCAAGCGTCGTGGCCATGACTGCGAAAGGCATCACGCACTCTGCCGCTGTACTCACAAGCAACAAGAACTCTCATGTCATGCAATATCCCGACTCACAACCGTCTTGTTCTTCAAGCCAGTCAGGGAATAAACCCAGCTGATCCGGTATGGCGTCAGCTAATGGCCGACACCTACCACTCATAAAGACAGGATCCTTCCCGATTTCACTGCGCTTTTGGTTCAAGACGTTTTCAATCTCAACAGCCTGCGCGAACAGCTCAGGCCGTTCACGTCTAAGAGTGATCCACTGATCAGTCGTCTTGTAAGGGCAAAACCAGCAAGCCGACTTAGGTGGCTGTGGAAGCCCTGCAGTCCTGACAAGCTCAAGACAATCAGCGCGACTGATGCCCAGTTCAATCAACGGGTATGCGCTGCTGTAGCCGTCAGACTCACGCGACGGCGTAGCGCGGTGCGGTTCGTCAGTGCTGATCCCCTTGCCAAGAATGCAACCAGGGGCATTTGCCTTAATCCATTTAGCGATCGGCTTGATTTTGAAAGTGACAGTGCAATTCCGATTCCCTGGCGCTCCATTGGTCATTCGCACGGGAATGTCGATGGATCGAATGGGCCGGTGTAGTTCCTCAAAAAGATCAACAGGGTCACCATTTCGGCGTCTGCGCTGGATGTCTACCCAGCGAATGCCGTTCTGCTCCGCATAAGGCTTGAGCACCTGCGCAACGTATTTGATGGTCCTTGGGTCTTCAGCC